CTGCTTGCTTAGTCATTACAAATTCGCCGTCGGAGAGCATTGCAGGGATATCGTCAGATTGACCGTCACCTGGACCGTTAATCATACCGTCTTTTTCAGGAAAGTCCATCACTCCGCCTTGTTTCATGGTAGCGGCGTAAAGAGGATTTATATCTTCAAAAAAGTCTTTGTCAGCACTACCTGATTTTAAGTAAGGATTTTTTGTTGGGTCATAAAATAATTCTTTTTCTTTTTCTGACATTGCAGCAGAAGCAATCGTTGCACCAACTGCGCCTAATTTTAATAGAGGTGAATACTTTTCAAAGAAACCTAAATCATCACCAGATTTAATTAAACCAAATCTTTCTAAGAATCCTGGCTTCTTTGCATTTTCTACAATTGTTTTTGTGTCAAATCCTAAATTACCTGATGCTAATCCTGGATCTAAAGTGCCTGCTTGTGATGCATTTGAAGTCATAACATTTTTTACAATTGGGTCTGTTGCACCAGCAGGAGTCATACCAAAACCTCTTTTAACACCGCCCATGAATCCTTCAGGTGTACCCATTGCACCAATACCTCTGGCCAGTGATCCGTAGGCCACGTTTCTTGCAACGTTCATGGGCTTATCACCTGCAAGTAAACCTGCAGCAGCTTGTGTTAGCATAGGATTTGCTTTTGCAAATGTTCCTATACCACCGAGAATACCTTGTGCACCAGCAAACTGAGGTAAAAGTAATCCAATACCGACTTGCCCAACAGGACTTCGTAATAAATTTTTGGCTGCTGAGAAAATCTTTTTAAACATTTTTACTCCGGTAGTGTGTGTGCTCCAGCAAATACATTAGGAGCTGTTACGTGAACATCTCTTCTAATATCTGCCTCTGTGGTTTCTGTGTTAGGATTATCAATATCTGCCTGACACTCCTCGTGTGAATTATATTCTTGGCCCGTTTTAGTGTTTGTTATGGTGGTTTCTACTTTAGCACTATAAACAGGAACTTTTTCACCTTCGATATTGTCATATCGTAAGATTTTTGGTTCATCTACAATTTTCGCCATACTATAGTTTTATAGGCGAAAACTTAATAAATCAACCGATTATTCGAACCCTACGTTACCTGATATAGAAATTCTATAATCATCAGATGTATAAAAAGGATATACTTGATGATTTAAAGATGCAGGAAACAACGCCATTTTTCCCTCCCAATCTTTGTCCGCAGGTATAGCATGCGAGCTTATATTGCCTAATTCGTTTGGCATTAGAAAAACAAAATGTCCTGCTCTTACCTCTGACTCCTTCATATTTGGAAATCTAGCTTTTTCATCTTCCATTGTATATGGAACTTTGTGCCATATAACAAAGCTAAATAAACCATCGTGTATATGAATAGGGTTAAATTCATGTTTACTTTGAAAATTTACCCAAAGACTGTGAAGTTGTAGACGAAACTCTTTAGTTTTTTTAGTATCATGCATACCACTAATTCTTGCGTAGTAATTAGGGTATTTTTTAAAATGTTCACTTATACATTCGTTTATTAAAGGCCACACAACTGACTTGCCCTCAGGTATCAAAAATTCATTTTGTATGTTACCCGCTAAATCATGATTAGCTTTTACTGTATGTTTTTTGTTAATTATTTCGTCTAAGTTTTTGGTAATGTTCTCAGGAACAGTTGCTATTAAATACATTATTGTTGTTGTTTTACCTCTAATACAGATACTTCAATTATCGCTCTTGACGAAGCGTTAGCTTGGACTTTCATTTTATCTCCTTCTTGATAAACCATGCTTGTGCTTATGGTGTTTGTATCGGAAGCAGATACATCAACTTGAAATACTTGAAAATCTGCACTTCCATTATTATGATCAATATTAACTGTTACAGCACTTGATCCATCATAATTATGTGTATTTATAGTTTTTACTATAAATGTAGATACTGGCACAGGTGGTGTCGCTGCAACGTTTGCAGTAGGCACTTCAAAAACAGTTGTTAAATCTGTATTTGTTAAGTTTGCAATAAATCTTTTAAATACGTCAGCCATTACTTAAAAACCACGATCTTCTTGTGGACTCCTCTTGTGTATCTTGATTATATTGCGTGTTTAACTGTTGCACCATTTCTTCTAACTGTCTAATTAATTCGGCAGCCTGTTGAGCGTCATACTCAGGTCTAGGATCTGGAAATCTCTGTAATGTTAGCTTTGCCATATAATAGTTTTATCGATGAAAATAGATAAATCAAACAATTATTAATTCAACTTATTGGATTTACATCAAAATTAGAATTAAAAGCTATAACAGTTTTAATTAAATTAGAGGCAAAAGGAGCTGATCTATGTGGTAAAAAAGCAGGAAAACTTAATACATCCCCCTCTTCACAATTTACTTCTATATTTTTAAATTTTGTACTTGCATTTTCTGGACATTCTAAAAAAAAGACATTACTGAAATGAGATCTTGGATGTGTGTGCCAATCATGATGTCCTGTTCCACTATATCTTTGAAACCAAAAATTATCTATATTATAAAATTTAGCACCTAATTTTTTTGTAACTCCTTCTACATGGGGTTTAACTGTTTCAAAAAATAAACTTGCATATTCTCTGTGCACCGTTGTAGGTATATTCCAATCTGTATGCATTATGTTTTGACTTGAATCTTTAAAAGAATTTGTAGGAATGAGGTTTATTTTTTCTAGAAGTTCTACTTTAATTTTTTCAAAATTATCAACCTTACTTTTAAAAATGTAATTCAATTTATTTACTAAATCTACCTTCTTCCATCTGGTTGTATATCAAAACGTTGTGTTCCTAATCTCCAAGCTGTTCCTGTTGTATTAGAAACAACATTAACTGTAAATTCTCTTCCTCTACCTCTTAAGCTCACAAACTCAGTAGAGTCAGTAAATGTAGCTGTCTTAGTTGTGCTTGTGCTATTATTTGGATAATACTTAAATTCTAATTTCATATTAAGTGTACCTGATTGATTTTGAATATCAGGAATTAATTTCTGAACAAAAAGAATATCGTTACCTTCACCTATTTCAACTGACCCGGATTTTACAAATGCTGTCATAGCTTGACCATCAGCATCATTACCTGTCTCATGTATAAACATTTGTGTTGCACCATCAGTTAAACCTAAAATCGTTTCATTGTTAGCCGTGGTCGTTGGTAAGTAGTCCGAAGCAACAGGGTTGTCGTAGACTTCTCTGTCAATCCAAGTCGTTCTATCTAGAGTTCCTGTCCACCAAGTTCGCTCTAGATAATTGTATGCAACGACAGCATTTATTGTATCTGATCCTGTTCTTGGATAAAACCACATAACCTCATTAAACTCTCCATTGTGACCCACAAAAGCATTTTCTGCACCAGTGACATTTATATTATCAAAAACAAACTGTTCTACAGTGCAAGGTAATTTTTTCACTGTTCCATCAAATAAAAAGAATGAGTCTTGAGACATCCAATAAGCAACACCGTTTAAATCGAGCCCTGCGTGTATGCCTATAATACCACAGTTCTGACCTAATTGTCGTAATCCAAAAGTAAAAGGAGGGCCGATAAACTGCATTGCATGTAATGATGTGTCCGTCCATACTAATATTTGACCTCTTGAACGTTCCGCTGCCACAATTCGTGATCCGTCGGCAACACGTAAAGAACCTGCAGTATTTTCTGCTGTAGGTTGATAAGTTGTAATATCTTCTTGATCAGAAAATCTTATAAGTAAATCGTCTTGTGAACTTACTGATCCAATTGTTGCTTCTGTTCCCATAAAAAGTAAATGTCTATCAGGTGTTGAAACCAAACTTAATCTTGATGCAGTAGGTGCACCTGATATTGCTGCAGCTCTTGTTGATACGCCAGATGATGTATCCCATTTAAATGCTCCTCCATTTAAAACAGTAGCAATTAAATCTTCTCCAAAATTATCAAGGGACCATTGTCTTGCTTCTAAAGTTACGTTTGAAACTGTTGAGGGTGTTCCCCATGTTCCAGAACCCCATGTATCTGTTCCCCAACCATATGCTGAAGTTGATACCTCCGGTCCAATTTGTATTTGATACA